CAACTGTAGTTGTTGTTCCACATTTTTTAATGATGTTAGAATCGTCTGAAACTTTATTTATATTATCTACTTTAATTGTACTAGTCATAATTATTGAAATTTATATCTTATTATTACTACTCCTGATCCTCCTGCACCACTTGTACTACCACATCCTTCACCTCCACCTGAACCACCTGTATTTGCTGTTCCTGCGGTTGCTCCACCCGGTCCTGGATTACCTTTACCTGCACCTCCACCGCCCGGTGTTCCTACAGCTCCTGGAGCAGGTCCTGATGATCCACCTGCACCTCCTGCGTATTCTGTATCAACTCCATTTATAGAAGTATTAATATGTGCACCACCATCACCACCTGCAGCTCCATTTGGACTTGGACTACCTGCGCCACCTGCTCCTCCACCTCCACCTGAAGATGAATCATAAGATGGACCTGGACCTGGTCTTGAAGTTCCTCCATCATTACCTTGTGGGGGACTTACTGGGGGAGTATTACCTGATCCACCTGCAGTTGCATTACCTCCACCTCCACCTCCACCACCTGATCCACCATCACCACCTGCTGATACTGGATTTCCTGAACCACCATAACCACCACCTGCTGATGTTATTGTTGAAAAAATTGAATTTGAACCTACGTTACCATTTGCTGAACTTGCTTGAGCTGCTCCTCCTGCTCCTACTGTAATTGGATAAGTTTGTACTGAAACAGGTAAACCTGAACAAGGAGTAGCTGCTAATGGACTTGCTGTGTAACCAGCACAAGTTTGTTTACCTTCTCTAAAACCTCCAGCACCTCCAGCTGCACCCATATTACCATTGTTTGAAGAACCTCCACTACCTGCTCCTGCTATAACTGCGTAAGAAACTTTTGCTCCAATACCTACTCCAGAAGTATTAGTAACAGCAAAACATCCTGAACCTGTAAATGTATGAATTTTAAAATCTCCTGAAGTAGTTATTGTACCACCTGTTGCTGCAATAAAACCAGGGTTACCTGTAACATCAGAAGTTGAATCGTGAATATCTTGCCAACCTTTAGTTCCATCTACATAAATTAATGTAACTGATTGTGATTCTGTATTTAACTCACCATTAGAACAAACACCATTAATTTTTGATCCATTTCTACAAACTACTAAACTGTTAGAATCCCATGTGTTTGCATAATCTTTAAAAGCAACAATATCTCCTGCACTAGGACTTGCAGGTAAAGTTACAGTAATAGAACCGCTAGTCGTATTAATAAAATAACCATTACCTGAAGCAACTGTTAATGGACTTGTCTTTGCTGTTGTGCACCAATCAACTGTTCCTGTTCTACCAAAACCTGATTGAGATGCACCAGTCGCTAATGTGACTGTTTTACCAGATGATCCAACTGTAAGAGTTGAACCACATTGTACGTCAACTGTATTTACTTCTATTTTACTCATTATATTACCACCAATGTTCCAGTTACTGTTACTGTTGCATTAAAAGTTACGGGACCAGCTAACACAGCGCTTTCTATCACCATGGCTCTATCAAAAGTTGCTGCATGGTGGTGAATATTATTCTCTGCTGCTCTATCACCTATATAAACTTGTTCATTTATCTCAGCCATTTATTCTCCTTATGTACTAATTGAATCTACACGGCTTAACCAAACATCTACACTTGATGCAGTATTGGCTTGACCTTTCAAAACATCTCCACTGTTTAAAACTATTTTAGAACCACCTTGCACAAGTTCTACAGAACTTGATGCAGGTAAAGCTAAGTCTTTAACGATGTATCTCAAAGTTCCGCTACCATTATCATCTACAAAGACACTAACAGTCACTGCACTTGTTAAGACATTGGCAAGTCTAATTCCTACAAGGGCGTCGTCAGAGTTAGCTGTTAACAAAGTCGTTGCCGAGTTTGTTATCTGTGCTCCCGATCCTTCAAAATCTTGTGCCATTTATCCTCCTATAATGCAATCGCCATTGCGGTTGCAAATCCTTTACTGGCTGCATTTTGCACTTCGCCAGAGTTATCTAAAAATACTGCTTTACTCGCAGGTAAAGTACAGAAAACGTCTTTTGTACCACCTGTAAAATTAACTGCACTATCACTATTAGAAGATGAAATAATTGTACTTCTTGATAGTGTGTCTGTTGATGCATCTGTTACCGTTCCAATACCAACTTCAAACTCTGCTGTACCTGGGTTAAAGATAGCATAGTAAGTTGTGTTAGTGTTTCCGATACCAGCTACAAAAGTTTCAAAACCTTGTTGAGCACCACCAAGATCTAACGTGCCGGTTCCAGTTGTTGTGCTAGTTTCTTTTACTCGATCATTAATTACAAAAGCCATATACCTCTCCTATTACGACGTTAAACTTATAATCGCATTTGCTGGTGTACTTGGATCAGGAAACGCAATAGTGAAATCACCATTGGTTGCTGTCTTAGTTCCACCAAAATCTAAAATTACAACTAATTTATCAGATTTATCATCATTATAAATTGCTCCAAACGCAGCAGAAAAAGTTGCGCTTGAAAAAGTTAAGTTAGCAAAGTCAACACTTGCAGTTGTAGTTGACGAGGCTACTGCCTGACTTGTCAACGCACTTCCACCAGTTGAATACCCAGCTGCAGAACCAGAAACTTCATTTCCAGCACCAGATGAATAAGCTGTGCTACTAGTTGTGTATGGATTAGATGTGTATAAAGCTAATTTAAAGCCGTCTCCACCAGAAGCGAAATTATGCGTTCCTGATAGTAACTCTCCTTTAAATGCATTTGGTACAACGTTTGCCATATTTTATCTCCTTATAGTGACGGTGGTTTTGTCTTCATTGGAACACGAATAGAACCGTCCATATATTCGTCTCTTCTTCTTAAGCCTTGTTGCTCTAGAGCGTAAGTTTCTAAAGCTTCTCGATAAGACTGCTGATAGAAATTTAACATATCTGCAGGACCTTTCAAGTATCCATATACTTCTACCAAAGAAGCATACAAAAGTAAATCTTCGTATTTATTACTTAGGTCAGTAGTTTGAGAATCTGACGTGGTAATAGAGGTAGGTTGTTTTATATATGCCAAAGTTATCGCATATTGCTGGTCTGGAGTAGGGGCTACCACCCAAAACTGTTCATCCCAGTTAGCGTAATATTTAGGAAAACCAGACGCATTTGAAGGCGTATTATAATATTCTGCCATAAAAGAAGTATCTCTTTTTTCTAAATATACTTGTTTATTAGGTGTAGTAGATGTATCAGCTAGTTGAACATATCTAATCGCTCTAAGATCTGTAGGTATGGTTACATATCTGTTACCTGTGGCCAATACAGATGTAGCGTATTCTCTTTCTTCGTCTGTATCTACGGATCTATATATTTTTGTTTCTGCTTTTTTAACTATAGAAGTTAATATGCTATCAGATAAAACGTTACTATCTACCTCTGTGTAATTTCTAATGTCTGTTTTTAAATCTGAATATGTGTATGCCATTATGCCTCTATAGTTATTGGACCAACTGAACAGCCCAATCCTCCTCCTGATACTCCTCCCTTTGTAGCAGTGTTTGTGTCTACTGTAAAATGGAAAAAGTTAGCAACAGAAAAATCACTTGTATCTACAGCTCCATCTTTATAAAGACCTGTAGTAATTGTGTATCCAGCTGCTTTAGCTATATTAGATCCTAATATACCATCAAAATCTCCTGGGTTTGCGAAAGCAAAAACAGGATTAGTTGAAGTTCCAGTTCCTGGTGAGGTTGTTGGCTGACCTCTAAATCTTTGTGTAGTCCCACTTGTTAGTCCATGTCCTGGGAAAGAAATATTAATTATTGCAGAACCAGCTTGATATGTTTCAAAACCATTCTCAGGTATCATTCTTATAACTGCTGGTGCTGGTCTACTAGGTCTCACATTACGTAAAGATATTGCATCACCATTCATCGGCTTTGGTTCTAATTGTGGTTGCTTTGGTTCAAACTCTGATACATGTACAAAAGATCCATTCCATTCTCTAACCATTTCTCTATATGGAAACTCTAATCCAGATCTATCGGAAATAGCTTTTGCATATTTACCAGTTGCGTATTTTGCCATTATGTTCCTGGGTAATAAGCTTTAGGTGTAATATAAGTGCTAGAAGCTGACCCATCCTCCTGCAATGCTCTTTGAAACTCGTCCTCGTAGTATAATTTTAATTGTTGAGCTCTTTCTGGTGTATATTTTTGTGATAAATAAAAAGCTAAACCTGCACACATACAAGGGACAAATCTGTACGGAACATTAACCACATCATCGTAATTACCTGCGTCTTGAATTCTTTTAGTGTAATAAAAATGTATTTCTTTTGATGCGTTTGTAGAATCAGGAGTTGGATAAATATGTAATCTAACTTTATCTACAAATCTCTCTACCCAATATTGGTTGGGTGTTCCTTGAGATAATTTATTTGAAAACCCTGCATAAGTAGATCTATCTACTTTTGTCATCGGTGAATCTGATTGTGTTGTTTGAGTTCTATTAGATCTTAATTGTGCTTCTAATATATCGGATAAACCATAAATATTATTTGTTGGAGCTGTAGTTGCACTAGAACCATCACTACTTGCTCTGAAAAAATCATAATCAGATTGTCCTTGAACTAAATCAACGTTAGTTTCATCTACTTCCCAATAGTGTAAACCTCTGTTTCCCCATTCCTGTAATAAAATATTTAAAGATTTTCTGGCAGATTTTAAATGATAACCAGTTACATTTTGATAACCTAATCTTTCATAAGCTTCTTCAACCACATCATCTACAGGAAAACTTTTTTCAAAAGTTGTAGTTTCAGATGTAGAACCACCAGATAAAGTGTATGCCGCAGCACCCATCCCACTATGAGCAGTGCAATAATAATATAATGTCGGTGCAAAATCAGCTACAACGATTGTTGTTTTACCATCAGTTCCTGGAGTTCCTGTTATTGTTACACCTGTTGTATAAGGTGCGGCTGGATCGTTATTAGCATTTGTAGAAAACGCTAAAAAGTGTGTGGCGTTGGTGCCGTCACTTTGATCAAATATATAAGTATTACCTTCTACAAGGTTTATGTCAGGGCTAACCGTACCGTTTAAGTAAAACTTATTACCTGTACCATATTGGTTAGTCCCCGATGCTACGGTTACTGTGTAAGTTATAGTAGCCATTTAAACTCCTAGCCGTCAAAATATATTGACAAACCTACTACTGCTGACGCAGTGGCTTGCATATAACATCCATCTGGAAAACGAATACCATCATCAGGTATGTAAGGATCAATAAGATCGTCTCTTACATATTCTGTATGTTGAGTTGTTCCAGACTGACTTGCATTCTTAAAGTTTATGTGACCTGCACCTGCTCCGTTTCCACTCATTCCTCTGATTCTAGTTGCTCCTGCAAAAAGAGTTCCAGTAGCTGCACCATCTTTTACACCTGCAGAAATATTTGTAGTAATTGATGCGTCTGAACTGATACTTGTTACAGTTAAAAACGTACCACTTACATCTACAGTGTTGTTATTAGGTCCTGCTCTAGTTACGGTTGCTGCACTTCCGTTAGCATCTGTTCCAACTATAGTAAACGTACTACTAGAATTGTTACCAGTTGATGTCAAAGTTATTGTTTGTGCATTTACAAAGTCTCCAACGTCAATAACTAAACTTTGCGCTGTGCCAACTGCAGAAACCATAGAAGTATGAGTTCCTTGAACAAATCGTTTCGATTTAATATCTGTTGCCATTTTATCTCCTTATAATTCATGTGGGGCCGAAGCCCCACAATAATTATTTATTAGTTAGTGTTATTAACTTGCTGTGTCCAGTAAACGTTTAATACTGCTTCTCCAGCAGTTAAAGCGTCATCTGTTTTCGCAGTGATAATAACAGCTTTGTCCATCTCGTAACCAGATGCATCATCGTCTGAAACGTTTAGACAATTTTTCATCTGAGCAACTGTTTGGTCCATACCAGTTGGTATGTGGTGAGAGGCAACTGTTCTTACATCGTTGTCTGCATCACCTGCAAAGTAATCTAATACGTGACTGTTAGTCATAGATCCTAATGCTTGTGCAACGTTAGAACCGATTTGAACATCGAATCCAGCTGTATCAAAAGCTTCATTAACTACGAATCTAATATCGTTAATTCTAGAAAATTTAGGAATTACAATATTGTTCGCTAAGTTTTTGTCGCTTCCTGTTGTTGTTGAAGATTGACCAAGTGGGTATTCGTTAAATAACGATCTACACACAACTGAAATCAATCCAGTTGCAACTACACCAACTTGTAAAGTACCTACAGTTCCAGCACCACTTACAGCGATGGAAGTTACAGTTTTAAAAGTTTTAGTTGTAGTTACTGATCCTGCGTTACCCATTGTGATAGCTTCAGTCTGTGTATTACCTAAAACATCTGTTCCAGTAATGGTTGCAGTTAATCCTGAATCATTACCACCAGAGTCTAAAGTAATTACAGAAGCAGCTTCAAAACCACCATCAGAAGTTATTCCTGGTACGTTTTGAGTTGAGTCCAACAATACAACAGAAGTTGTACCAGCTCCATTAGAACCAGTTACAGCTAATTTGTTATCATCAGTTGTTACAGTAAAGTTACTGTGGTTTACAGGAAAAGACCCGTGACATTCTACGAATGCAACGTTTCTTACATTTTCAGAAATATCTGATCCTGTGTTTGTTTGTATTCGGCCAACGTTAATTGGTCCCGAAAAGTTTGTTCTTGCCATAATTATATCCTCCTAGTTTTTTGATACACAGTCTCTAGGCCGTCGACTATACGCGTCTATGCACCAATTTATAATTGTATAGTAAGGAAGTTATACTCTTATTTTTTCAAGAGTGCAAGAGAGCCTGTAATTTGGTTTGATATTTATCCAAGATGTAGCTTTTTACTAAGTAGCTACTGAAACTTCGGGTGCCGCGTCTTCTATTTTATTAGTAAGATTAGCTATTTTAGCTTCTTCGATTTTAATAGCATTGACAACTTCTCTAATTTTGTTGTCGATTCTTACCATATCCAAAGTATACCTTTGGTTATCACGCTGATGCAGTGCCCATTCTGTCTCTAGACCCCTCTTCTTCTTGTAAAGGTCTCTGACTTGTATTTGCATCTATGGTTTCCTCATAAGTTAGCCATAATTTAGACGAATCAATAAATCCATCTTTTTCCCAAACTATATCATTTTCTCCTAGTTTGTCAATGAGTGCATTTTCAAACGCTTTGTCCTCGTCCTCTGACATAACGTTGAAATCAGCATAGTATCCATATGCTCTAATCTGTACTCTAAATGTTTTCATGATTATCTTTCTCTACCATAAAAAAAGGGGGCCTTC